GATGGACGAAGAAATTATTCTCGACCGAGGAAGTACTACCGTGATGAAATTAGATGCCGATGAACAGGCACTTATGGATGAGATTGAGATCTCTGCTCCCCGCCCAAAACCTGTGCCTCGTCCAGTTTACAGGCAACCTCCTCCCCCTCCTCAAAATCATCAAGAGGCGATGGATGCTTTTGTAAATCCCAATAAACAGTCTGCCCCTGTGCAGCCTCGGCAGGATGAAGAGATTGACTATGGTGAGAATGAGGAGACATTCTTTGATGACGATCCGATGGATGGTCCCACACCCCAAGAGGAGCAACCCTCGAAGGGATACACTTCCGTCGACGAGGAGAAGTCTGACCTCCTCAATAAGCTCGGTCGTCTGGAAAAGAAGGGTTTCGCTGTGAATAAGCGACTCAATGCATACTCCAACGTCGATGAACTCAGGTCTGAGGTGAAGCGCATCACCTATAGCATCGATGTGGAACAGTCTATTCGTTTCTCGAGGCGCATGCTCATCGCCTGTGTGACTGGTCTGGAGTTTCTCAATAAGAGGTACAATCCCTTCGAGATTCAGCTTGAGGGTTGGTCTGAGTCCGTCATGGAGAATGTGGATGACTATGATGGTGTTTTCGAAGAGCTTTATGTGAAGTATCGCTCGAAGGTCAGTGTCGCCCCAGAGGTAAAGCTGATCATGATGTTGGGTGGTTCGGCGATGATGTTCCACCTCACGAACAGTATGTTCAAGTCCGTCATGCCTAACATGAACGATGTGATCAAACAGAACCCTGATCTCGTGAAGAACATGATGGCGGCGGTTCAGAATACCACCCGATCCCCCGAAGGTCCAGCGGCGGATGCCCCGGTGGGTGGTACGAATGGTCAGTATGAGATGCAAGGACCAGGTGTGGACATTTCCAGTCTGATGGGTGGTATCATGATGCCTCCCCCACCCCCCATGAACACCACAATGGCTCCACCCGCGGCTAACGAGAGTGTCGTCGACGACGATGATATGTCCGATATCGTATCTATCTCAGGAGAGTCCACTGGTGGTGAAGTGAAGGAGGTGAATGTCAGTGGTTCCACCAAACCCAAGCGTACTCGGCGAAAGAAGAAGACCGAAATTAATCTCTAATTAGTATATAAATGATAGCGTATTGTCCGCTGGAGGAACTGGAACCTCCTGTCCGACAGCGAGTTGCTGTCGAAGAACCTGTTACCGAAGAGGTTAAGTCGTCGGTCGGTCTCGAAGAGACTGAGATGAATTACGTCGTCATGGCTTTCATTGTCGGCGTGATCGTGTTAGCCGTCTCTGATTCCATCAGGGCGTAAATGAACTATGTCTACCGCGAGGTACTCCCTCGTAGTAAACTTAGTATGTATAGGTTTTGAGTGACTCCTGGTCAGCATTAAATGTAATTGTCGTGAGACGTCCACCGAGAGATGAGAGAAGTTCGACGTGTATGTCGTATGCGAATGCCTGTCCAGACGCCGCACCATCAGCTGGTACAACCGTGATTTTGTTTGCTGTCGTCGTCACCGTGGGACTCCAAGGATAAGAATTTGTTCCACCAAAGATATTCTTCGTACCGATGGCAATATTTTCACTCGATTGCGTTCCATCACTCGTACCACCATGAACTTCGAGAATCATCGTGCTAATGTTAGACACTGTTGAAGTTTCCCGAAGCATCATCACAAGTTTGGCATAGAATGCATTGTTGTTGAATGTCAATGTGATATCCTTAGCTTGGAAAGTCTGTAAAGTAAACGTGTTTGAATACTTTTTATCGGCTACAGCATCAGAGTTTGTGATGACGCCACCATTCACATGCAAAGCTGTATTCGCCGAAGCACCTCCAAGACCGATAGCGACCTCGTTACCAAGATCAATGGCACCACCTACGGTAAGATCATTTTGGATCGTCAGGTTACTGTTTATAAAAGTTTCAGTAGACTTTGGCTGCACGTAGACATTACCAAGAGTATCTCCGTACACATTTGAAGTCCCACCAGTCGTTTTGAACTCCACGATGGCGTTACTCGAGGAATGCTCAACCCGCGCCACACCGTCGTAAACATGGAACTGTGTCATTGGATTTACCGTACCTATACCCACATTGCTCGTATGAACAATGTGAAGACCATCAGCTTCAACGCTATTGTCGGTCGCACCAATTGTGATACCCGAGGTTGTGTACGTCGAGTTTCGGAAACCTCTCACGTAGCCACCGTAATTATCGGTTGTGTAGAGAAGTATACCAGTCTTTTTGTTCGTCCCAGGACTCTCGAGCTTGAGCATGTCCAAGTCCGTCGTCGTGGAGTTATAGACATGAATGTTCGAATCTGGAGACTCTGTACCTATACCGAGACGTCCAGGTCCATCGAAACGAGCAAATTCTAAATCTGCAGCTTCACCGACCTTGTGAGTAAATGTGAGGGAACGTTTGGCACCACCGTCGGATATATTACGAATGATATTCACAGATGGGTCGTCGGATGTAGTTAAGAAAGCTAGACCTGTGATGATGAACGAACCACCGGAGGCGAATTCGATATCACCATTCACCTTAAGTTTTGTAGCCGCGCTACTCACAGTTGCGTCTGTACCACCTACAACAACAACACCACTAGGAGCAATGGACATCGCGAGATTTGTATCTATCACGCTATCGGGATCTACAACGGTATCCGACGACGTGTATGTTTTGAAAAGGTGTTGTGGTGCGAGATAATAGAGGCGATCGGGACCTTCTTGTGCATCACCACCACCATCGTTACCTTTGAAAATGAGTAACTCGGATTTATTAAAAGCGGGATCATATATTCGCTCCTGAATATAAGCGTTACCAAACGGATCCCCGGTTGTTCCACCGAAAGTTAACTTTTCACCGATAGCTACGTTTCCATTCACCTCTAACCTTTCGCGAGGTGCATCTGTAGCTATACCGATGTTTCGTGATGTACCCTCTATGAATAAAGCGGTCGCGGTTGGTTCATAAACTTTTTCATAGTCCTCCGTAATCCTGAAATCACCAGATCCAGAGGCGCCAACTGACCAACCTGTCAAAGCAGTATCATTATCACTTTGAATGTACGATGTAAAGGCATTACCTTCTGCAAGATTGGTCTGCATCGCTACAATGGCATCACCAGATGGCGCATCGTGGTTGTGTATAATTAAGCCATTTTCAGTTGGATTAGCAACACCGGTGCAAAAAACTTCGAGATGTGCCGAAGGTTGTGTGGTACCGATACCAACGCGTCCATCGGCGCGTATGGTTAAAACCTCGGTTTCGTCAGTATACCGGTCATCGGACAAAAATATATCAAGTTTTGATTTAGATTTCCCCACGGTGTTATCATATTTACCCATTTTGAAAACAGCTCTCACACCATCTCGATCAGAGTTACCTTCGCGAGAGAGTTGCATAATATCTACGATGTCTAGTGTCGCACCAGCGATTGCTTGTGTGTTGGATACAACGAGTGGTACTCCCGCAGTATCATAGCTATTATCATATTGGATTGGATCATTTATGAAAACCGTACCACCAGAAGTGTGGAAACGACCTTGGGGTGTCGCTGTGCCCACACCAACATTACTGGACTCGAGAATTGTCATCTTCGCCGATCCCATGACATTTGAAGTACTCGTGTAAAAGTTGAGACCCTTCCCACTTTCGACGATATTCTCCACTTTATTCTCACCCGTAACAGGATTGGAATAGATGCGCATCGACGTATTTCCCTCAATTCCATTCCAGGTGTTCCCATACACTGTGGCGTTACTTCCCAACACATGAACATTTCCAGAGACGGTGAGTGTCTCGGTCGGTGAGCTCGTCGCTATACCAACCTTACCATTAGATGCGATACGCAAGCGCTCAGTATTTTTAGTTTTGAATCGAATATTTTGGTTAGAACTCGAAGTACTCGCACCATAGACTTCGATGGCACTCACGTTCGACGCAGCTGGACCGGATTTAAGAGTGAGTACATTTGAGGTACTGTCTCCACCATATCTATCTGCATGTACCGTTAAACTGTCCTCAGAAGAGAGAATCTGTGTCACAACATTTGTCGCTTCGACGTTACCAACAATCGTGAGAGTGTTCTCAGCTTCAATGTTTGCGAATATTTTGGAACCTATGGAGAGTGTGTCAGTTGGGGACGTGTTCGCGATACCCGATGGTGCTGTCCCAGTCGTACGTAAAGCATTCATCTGAACATTGCTGTTGATGACGACCGGAGTCTCTGCCCCTGGACTTATTGTGAGTAGACTACCAACACTTATACCACCACTTCCAACGACAAGGCGTTGTGTGTACACATTACCACTGGAGTGCATGACATTTGAGCCAGCATCCTCAAAGTAGACATTCGAACCAATATCCATTGTGTGAACGGGTGAGGTGTTCGCAACACCCACACTTCCATCAGCGTACATTTGACCATACACATGTAAGTTCACTGTGTTTGATGTGTCGAAGGTAATCAGAGTATCAGATGGACCCATGAATGAACGAGTCATCACAAACTCTTGTTCAGACATATCGTACCCAATAACAAGGTTCGCCTCATGGTCATCTTCAACCATGATGAGTGCGTTATCGAAAGTACCACCGGCGTTGTTGTTCGCCATAAGAATCACAGGATCTTCTACCACAAGGTTTTGAACTGTTTCATATATAGTAGTTTCACTGATATAAACGTTACCGAAAACGTTCATATCTCCATGTAAAATGAAACGCCCATTGTCTACGACAACATTTCCATTCTGAAACACTGCGACGTTGGCACCCAAATTTTCTGAAGTTCCCACGACAAGTTTCGTATCGACGTTTACATTTGTCGCGACTACGTTACCACTGACACTGAGAACGTTAGAACCCACACTGTCCACTTTGAACTTCTGATTTGTGGTCTGTAACAAATTTGACGCTATGACATTTGTTGTGGCTAAATTACCACGGACTGTCATGAGGTTTTGGGCATTTCTATTGATGACAACATTACTCGTACCAACCTGAAAGTCATTCACGGGAATCGCGCCGATACCAACCTGTGAAGTTGTTATACGAACAACATTACTGAGTCCGGTCACCTTGAAATCTGTTTGATTCGCTGTAATCTTTCCGGGTACAGTGAGAATATTCGTTTCAATACTATTCGATGCAGTGAGATCGTCGACTTCAATCTCTGAAGTAATAATACTCTTGACCGATGTCAAGACATCCTGCTCTTGTGGGTCTGCGTCTAGACTTGATACGAAGATCTGGTCGAAACGAACTGTTCTACCCATATACTTTAGTTACCGAATAAAATTCCCGCTAATCCATCCTTGATCCTGAGAACATTGTAGTTGACAGCATATATAAAAATGGGTTGGTTTGAGGGTCTAAGGTTACCCTTCTCAACACCTCGTAGCACTAACTTTGCATTGTCTAGACGACTAAAGTTGCAACTACCAGAGGGATTGTATTCAGATGCATTCAGACAGAAATGGTATCCAAAGTATCGGGTATACAAAAGTACCTCAGTTTCGGGAACATATTCACTTGTACCATAGTTGGACTTGTAATAATTCTGAACGGTGTGAAAATAGAGTGGAGTCATGTTTTCGAGTAGAGGTGTACCGTTGATTTGAATGTCCGCATTTAGGAATGTAAAACGATCATTCGCAAAATCGTCACTGAGAGCACCAAAACCCCAAAAGATAGATTTCACTGGATGATTAAAACTCGAAATGTCTATGACGTTGTACCCCCCACCCTGAGTATTATCAACGACTGTGGTCAGTTCATTTTCAATTTTTTGTGTCTGTGTGATGATGAAATCTATACTCCGCCTCGTCAGAGATTCACGTTCATCTTTATCCAGATAGATGTAGTTTCCATATAACTTAGCTTGTTTGTCAACTTCTTGTATAGATGCAATATTTGCTTCATCCAAATTGATCCTAATCTCAACTTGGTGATTCTGCAGGGCGATGAGAGGTAAAAATGCCTTGTGGTCACAGAAAAAGAAATGAAGTGGTAAGAACGCTGGGTTCGCCGTCGAGGTTTTGTTGTTAAGTTCTTGAGATTTATTATACGTGTCAGCCATGTAGTTTGCCCATATGTCACTGTAGTAGTCGTAATGTTGAGAATCAACCTTTTGTCCACCAATAAAGAGATCTATGGTAGAGTTGTAAAAAAGATTTGAAGAAATGTTGGCTGTCCTAGATGTCGCTTCAAACCACAACCCATTAATGACATCACCCAAAACTGGAATAGTAATGGAAGTATCATTGGAACTGATCGTTTTGATAAACTTGGGAGCCTGTGAGAAGTTTGTGTGACGGGTAAACTTCATGCGAAAAAAGGAATGTCCCTCTTCACTCGTGAGATATACATCCTGAACACCCTTGGAGACGAGTTGTATCAATGCACCAGACATTTAATAGTTGTTCAGATTATAAAAACAGACACTTTCCCTGAGGGAACTCACTCTTCTTCTCTTCCACCACCTTTCCATGAATCTTAAAACCACCTTGTCTATAGACCTTCATTCTCTTGTAGTACATCGCCGTAAAGATTGACCATGGGTCATGTACATCGTAAATGTGGGGATTATTCTTCTTCCCCTTCGTCTCTCTCATGATACGACCAATACTTTGTGTGATGTCAGACTTGGGTGAAGCTAAGATGACTGTGTCTAGGGTCGGAATGTCTAGACCTTCATGGGCTTGACTGAACGTCGCGAAGATGATTTTCTTCTTTGAAGATTCTTGAAGTTGAGCCTCCTTCATACCACCCATGTAG